AGTCGCAAGTTTCGACAATCGCTTCTATTGGTCGGCTGGCGTTGAACGCGCTCTGGATGATGTGAATGAGGTTGATGAAGATGGCAACCCATTGATGCAAGATGGTGAACAGGTCGTCACAAAGGGCTTGAAGAGCAACGCAATCGCGCAGGTCAAAGAGACTGCGGCTGGCTTGCTGGCACCTACCGATTGGATTGTTGTGCGGTCTGCCGAAAACGGCACCGACATTCCTGCCGACACACTCGCCTATCGTGCCGCCGTCAGGAAGGCGTCTAACGACATAGAAGCCGCCATCAGCGGTGCCACTACCCACGCGGCGTTTATGGCGCTGTACGATGCCCCAGTGGACGCTGACGGCAATCCTACAGGCAACGCACCCATCAACGACTGGCCGGACGCATAGCTATGGAAATGACCAGCCTCATCGACACGCTTATCGGGCTAGTCGTGGCTGGCCTCGCTTGGTTCCTGTCAGAGCAAAACAAAGAGCAAAAGCGGCTCAACATTCTGCTGAACAAGACCCGCGAAGAATATGCCACAAAGATGGAACTGCGTGATGATATGCGTCAGGTGATGGATGCCCTGCATCGTGTCGAGGACAAACTCGACAAGGCGCTTGGCCGTGTCTGATGTTCAAGGTAATCGTCCTAGCTTGTAGCGTAGCCTATCCTGAACACTGCTGGGAATATCACGACACAACTGGCCCGTGGGCCACAAGAGAGCAATGCGTCAGCCGGGCGCATGAAATGGGCAACGACATTGCGTCTATTCATAAGGGCGCGATCATGCCACAATCATATAAGTGTAGGCTTCTGGCACCGGGGAGACTGACATAATGGAGCCAGTAACTATCACAGCGGCGGTTGCAGGGGCTACAGCGGCGTTTAACACCATAAAGAATATGATTGCTGCTGGGCGTGATATTGAATCCTGTATAGGCGATGTATCGCGCTGGATGAAGATGGCTAGTGACATTGACCAAGCCGAAAAGCAGTCAAAGAACCCACCATTGTTCAAGAAGCTGTTTGCGGCTGGTTCTGTAGAGGAAGAGGCGTTGGCGGCGTATTCCGCTAAAAAAAAGTTAGAAGCACAGCGTCAGGAACTGAAGACGTTCTTGAACATGAGTTATGGGCCACAAGCGTGGGCTGATTTGATACAGCTAGAAGGACGTATTCGTAAGCAACGCAAGGAAGCTATTTACAAGCAACAAGAAATGCGCCGTAAAGTTATAGAGATAATTGTCGCTGGCATCCTAATATTGACAATAACCACGTTATTAGTCAGCCTAGTATGGTTAGGAATAACTTACTAGGAGACTGTCATGTGGAAGCCAAAGATTCGGCATGAAATAGAACAGCGCACTCCGCAAGGTGAGTGCATAGTAAAGGTATTTGACGAAAACGAATTGGTGGAAGTGTTACAGTTTAACGCTTGCAACGCCGCGTTGAGTTGGGTAGAACGGAAAGAGGAGAGTTATAGCTATTCATAGCTTTCCTTATTCCTCCCTAACTCCGCCCCAGAGGTTCCCCCTTGGCCTCTGGGGTTTTTCTTTACTTAGACACACCCTTGAACTTTTCAAAGCTACGCATACCGCCTAGACCCAGCATACCCAGTAACACGGTCATCAGGCTCTCCATATCGAAAGCTGGCATCGGTGGTATCTCGTAGCCCATATAAGCCACAACAAAGTCAGTCGCCGGAAACAGCACAAAATGCGCCATCAACGCAATACCGCATGTCCAGCCGATGAACGGACGCCAACCAGCCACGAAAATTGACCTGTGAGCGGCCTCTGCCTTGTTCACCTCTAGCTGACCCTTGGCAAGTTCTTGAGCGTGTTTGTCGGCCATTGTAGCCAGTTCGTGAGCCAGTTTATTCTTCTGGTCTTTGTCTTCGATAAACTTGTCTAGCAACCCTGTAACCGGGCCTATTAGTGCCTGTATCATTTTGCTTCGTGTCCCATCCATACAGCAAAAGCACCAGTAGCCGCTCCGACTATGGTGCTTACAAAAGCTGTTTGTTGTGTTGTTGCATCAGCGCCCAGTGACATGAACCAGTCACAGACGTTCCAAGCCATTACTGTAAAGGCTATCATCATTAACCGGGGCAGTATCTTCCAGCGAAGAAACCGCTCCATTGTTACTTCACCCATTAGCCAGTTCTCTCATACGTTTCACTAACCGCTCTGCGCGATTCGGAACCTGAGTGTACCACTTGCTGTCTATCATTTCATCTGCCGCTTTTTCGTAGTCTTTTTCGTTTACAGCTTGTCGCATGTTACGAAAACGCTCCAGACGCGGATAGCCAAGGTTAAACATCATATTTGCAATGATATGCTGCAACTCATCTTCAAAATCATCCCAGTCAGGATATAGACGGCGGCAGTCTTCTATTGTAACGAGGATGTCCAGATTGAACGCCTGATGCACACGTTCTTGTGTGATCTTAGTGCCTACAGGCTTGCCGTACTCAGGATCTTCGACCTTGATGAGATGACCGATACCCATCGTGGGCAGATCTAAATGATCCAAATATATCTCGTATTTACAGCCTTCATCAGCCGTAATTTCGTCCCTGAGTACGTCTAGTTTCATGCTACTGCTTCAGCCTCATCATGTTCGCCCTGCATCAGCTTAGAAGCCGTTACGCCTAGCTGGTACAGCGCCTCAGTAAGTGTGTTGTCGCTGGCCTTGCCACGACCAGTCATGAATACCTCAACTGCCTCGCCTGTCTGGGGGTGGAAACTAACCGTCACCGCTAGTCCGGCTCCGATGTCTGTGGTCACGCAAGGTCTTCTGTTGGGTAGGTTCATAATAAAGTTCCTCTATTGATTTTAGCCAAGAATCTGCCTCTAACTCAGGGTTCTCAAAGAACCCGGGCATCTTGTTCATTTTCTTTTGTCTGATGGCTGTTACTGGCAAAAAGTAACAGGCCCGTTGTTCGCTTGAAACGAGTGCTATTATGTCAAAATCATACCGTGTTGGTAAGCGTTTATTTCCGCCAAGACCTAGCTGAAACTCTAACTTGTCACTATTACCGCGACTTAGCTGTGAAGATTTAACTTGCACAAGAAGTCTCTGCCCTGTGTCCTTGTTCCAAGCCACAAGGTCAACTGAATCCTGACTAGCCATAGCCACGCCCCAGCCCTGTTGCAAGATTGCGGCGGCGGCGATGTGTTCTCCAATTAGTCCGGCTACAGTATGACCAATAGACTTGACAGCAACGTGCCTAGTCCTCGACATCCCTTGTCATCTCCCCGATTAGCCTGTCTAAGTACCAAGATGATTTCTGTAGGTCTTGCACAGGGTTTTCCTTATGCTCAAACCGCCAGATGTATTTGATGATGCTACCTTGGAGATAGTATTTGTAACCATCTCCAAGTGCAGCTTTTATAGCATCAATGCACTCAATGTCACCCTGCTTATAGTGAGGTGGATGATTGACGTAATCGTCAGCCATCTAAGCCAGCCGCTCTCTTAATAGCGGCAATGTCACGATTCACCTTGGTAGCACCACGACCACGCTTCGCCATCTTGTTAGCCACATAATAGACCGTTGTGTGGTCTTTGTTCATTGCACGGCCAATCTGCGGAAAGCTGAGTGTCGTGTATTCACGAGCCAGATACATAGCGATATGCCGCGCATGTACAAACTCTCTTGATCTTCGGCCTGATAGCAGTTCGTTTCTGGTTAGACCAGTCACTGTGCATGTAGCGCGTATAATGCGCTCCATAGGCGGTAAGCAATGATGCTTTGGTGCCTCAATCTCAGAGGCTGTCAAAGTCCGCGCCGTAGTCGTGCCGAACCACTTGCTCAATATTTTTCCGAAAACATTCATGTCCACAAAACTCCTTTTTTGCCCCATTCACAAGTCCGGGGTCTATGTTCCAATCAAATCCCTTGCCACAAAAGCTGCATGTACCCGGCCTGACCGTGCGTTTTACTTTCACCGTTCTGGTGCGCTTCTTACCCGGCCACATTCCCCGAACCATTCATGTTGCTTTTGTCACGCATTTTTTGTGTCAGCATCAACAGTATCTCCGTTGACAGCTTCATCATTTCATCCTTGTCCATTGTCACCCGATAGACCTCATCATCCGTTTGGACAATGAGGCCATCAGTTACAACAGTGATCTTAAAAGGGGATGTCGTCATTGATGGGTTCATTAGACTTGCCACCATCAGATTCCCTTGGGTTAGAAAAATCTATCTCTTGAACGCGCACATCAAGAGCGGTTTTATCTTCACCGTCTTTGTTTGTGTATGAACGCTGAGACAGATTGCCGATTACTGTAGCTGAAGTTCCTTTCTTCAGATACTCAGCAATCTTTTCACCTCTGACGCCCCATACAGAGCAGTCAACCCATATGGTGCTTTTATTGTTACCGTAGCCAGTATCTGATGCCAAAGAAAAAGATGTAACCGTTGTCTCGTTTACAGTCTTTGTCTCCGCATCTCTTCCTAGCCTACCAACGAATGTGCAGACATTCATCCTGCCAACTCCTTTTTACGATTAGTGAATAGATGATTGTAGTCTTTCGCCTTCGGGCCTAGTCGCGTGTAAATTTTCTTCAGCGAATCTAAGTCCGGGGCTATCGCAATCTCCTGATCAACAGTTAATGGAGACGCAATCTTGTTGGGCATTTGTACCCCACCGCCGCTAGAGGTATTCTCATCACAAGTTTCGGAAGTGTTTGACGATGGGGTACGCCCCGTTGCTGGCTTGCGTGAGAGGCTGCTCCCACCACCAGCGTCAGACGTTGCTGGCAAATCCTCGCCAGCGTAAATGTAGCAACCAAGACCCAGCAATGCGATTGCCTTGACCATACAGCGTTGCAAGGCGGTGTTCACCTCAAAGCTGTTAGGGTTCTTGATTGGACGATTAGCGTGGTTCAGTACAGGCATAATCTCTGTAGCTGATTCCAGAGCCGACACACTACTAGCATCACCCTCTGGCATAATCTTGACCGTGACAGTCACATAAGCAAAGCCATCGGCATCCAGCATGTATGGCATTTGGTTGCCATTGATCTGGAACAGATGCTTAGTCACCTGTGCAGTAGGATAGTTCTGCTTGAGAATAGTCCAAGCCCACGCCCACGACAGGTAGGTAAAGCCATTCTTTTTTTCAACATGCTTTGAGCAATCAATCTTGCTCAGTGTTTCCCATACATTACTCATTTGACACTCCAATCTACGCCACGGCGTGTAGTAAAGCAGAAATAGTTATCAGGATTTTGCTTGAACGTAGCCATAGTCATTGCAACGTGACAGTCAGAGATAGTGTCAAACGTACCAATGACATCCACATTTGCAGTCTCAAAGCCAGTCAGAGTGACCATTATCAATAGATATTTAGACATTGCTCCACAACTCCTTTGCATCATTTACAAACTGATGCCCCCAATAGAATGGATGATTGAAATCTGGCTCCATCAAACCAGCCAGCACCTTTGGATCGGTGCTTACTGCCAACAGGTTTTGCCGCGTAATAGCCTTACGCCGGATTTCCTCTATGGCAAAATTAAGAACGTCATCTGACATTTTGTCGCAGTTATCTGGATTGTAGATAACGCCATCATCAGAAGACACATATGCAATGTTAGGTGTGGCACCTGTAGCCTTCCAGTACACGGCGGCTTGCAACACATGCTCCCACGCTGGTTCCTTTGGCAGTGACGCCTTAGTCCAGCCTCTGGTGCCGTCTTTCTTAACCGCACCCTGCCGGGGTGCCTTAGTCTTGATTTCGGCAAGCTGACCGTCCTTGAACAAATCGACATACCCCATAACAGGCACCAGCACACCGTCCAATGTCAGTTCGATTTTGCGCTCTTCTTGAGCGCCAGCGAACACGGGAGATAGTAGGTCGATGCCGACAGTGGCGGCGGCTGGTATCAGTTCACGAAACTTGTCACGCTTATCTTGTGAGAAGTTTGCAGGGTGAAAGTCATAACCTGTCATAGCCTCTTCAACAGCCTCATCAATGTCCTGACCGTGGCATGTAACAGCCTGTATGACTGTATGCACGGCAGTACCGAAAGCTGCGTTCTCGCCAACGACTATCTCGCGGCGTTTCTCTTTTGACAGGTAAACATATTCAAACATCCAGTTCGCCAATGGGCGATTTAACTGGCTTGGTGAGAAATGGTAGACACCTACCGATTTCATTTTTTCTAATAAGTCCATTCCCAACTCCTTGGCCGTATTGGCTTGATAACCCTTGTTACAAAATTTTTATTTGACCTGTCAACAATAATTTTATACAGATTGACATATTGTTAATTTGTACTTGCAGGAGAACTAAGTGAAACTGGCAGAATATATGATGAAACGGGGAATGACACAAAGTGAACTAGCACGTCACTTGAATGTAACCCGTGCAACTATAAACAACTGGATATATCGCCGGACGCCACCGTCAGGTAGGCAGATGATGGCTGTATATAAATGGTCAGGCGGCAAGGTCGGTCTGAAAGATTGGTGCGGAGAGTTTGATGTTTAAGAAGCCACCATTCATTCACAAGAATCAGTACATGAAGACTATTGACCACGCGACTGAGTTTGAAAAGTTGCGGTTGCTGAATATGGGTTGCCCGGACTTTGAAGATGACCCGGCGGCATCAGGTGATGCTGACAAGCACGGCAAGTATCAAAGGCGTTCACTAGCTGATGGTCAGCTATTGGGCGGCGTTGATATGGGTAACTACCGGGGGAATGGTGAGTGAGGCAGAAAGACGATTTTTATCCTACGCCGCCAGAAGCTGTTGAAGCGTTGTTGCAACTTGAGACATTTGACGGTGGTATATGGGAGCCAGCTTGCGGTGATGGTGCTATCAGTAAAATCCTTGCAACGGAGTATGATGTTGTGAGCAGTGACCTAAATGATTATGGATTTGGTCAGACTGGCATTGATTTTTTAATGGAACAAAAACTACAAGCACCCAATATTGTCACGAACCCACCGTATAAGAACGCAACTGATTTTGTGCGACATGCAATCATGCTTGGCGCAAAGAAACATTGTTGGTTTTTACGTCTGGCTTTTTTAGAGGGTCAGGCTCGTTACGAAAATCTTTACAGTAAACTAAGGCCAGCTAGGGTGTGGGTGTTCAGTAAACGTCTGACATTGTGGCGCGGTGATGAGGAGCGGTCAGGTAATGGCACAACCGCTTATGCTTGGTTTGTCTGGGATGGTGTGCCGGATGAAACAAAACTGGGGTGGGTACTATGACAAACGGACGCCGAAAGGGAGCCAATTTTGAACGCGAACTGGCTCGTATGTGTATGGACGAACTTGGTATTGACGGTGTGAAAAGAGACATTGAGCAATACAGGGCGGCAGAACACGGTGACTTAATTGGCATTGACGGCTGGACTGTCGAGGCCAAGCGTTACGCTCACGGCATCATTCACAAGCCGGAATGGTGGCAACAAGTTGAAACGGCGGCTGACGCATCCGGCACTGAGCCTGTGTTGATCTACAAATATGATCGCCAGCCGATTCGTTGTGTGGTGCGTCTGTCTAGCATTAACGCTGACTTTGCTGGCAAGGATGACCTTGCAACGATTAACTTTGAAACGTGGTGCATGTTGGTCAGGGAAAGCTGGGCATGAACAGACCGTTATATGAGAGCGCACAAGATTT